TTCAGAAACTTCTGTTTCTTCTGCTGCAATATCAGTAACTTGCGCCGACTTAAATGCTGGCTCTGTTACTAAACTTACTTCCATGAGTTTTGCGGCTGTTACATGGATGACGCCGTTCTTATTAAATGACTTATCAACTTCTACGCCAACAGATAATCCTGCCTGTAATCCTTCACTTGCAAGGATAAGTGCATCTGTACCCCGTGATGAATTGCTGATTTTGAATGATGCAAAGATTGCATCTTCTGTTTCAGTAAAAGATTGAGCGCGTCCTAGCGGTGCTTTGACGTCGTGCTGTGATAGCAATTTAACTGTCTTAGGTTCTGGAATCGCTATTGAACCGCGCTCAAAGATAACTTTGCCTGCTGAAGTGGAACCTGTTTCCGCACCTAGCGGAACAATCTTTCCTGAAATCATGCGTGTATCGCTAGAGGCTTGAATATCCTGTGCGAATGACGCGTCAAATGTAATTTTCAAATTACATACCGCCGTTTCCATTAGGTGTTTGGTCTGTCATTTCCATTGCCTGTTCTAAAGTAATAAGGCCTAAGGAAAGAAGTTTTTCAATTACGAGAAGTTCCTGTAAAGGGTCTTGACGTAAGAATTGTTTATCTAAATCAAAACGAACTTCGTTACCGTGTGCAGTAATGTCATCCATTGACAAACGGTCCTCAATTGCGCTAATAAATGGCTGCAAAGAATAAGCAACAAAGTCTTTGCGTGAATCAAGAACGTTTGTGTATGTATAACTAGAGTTCATATCTGCTGAAACATAGATAGCAGGTACGTTCATCATTCTGGCAATTTCGGTAGCAAAGAATTGCTTGCTTTCGTCGTACATCATTTCTTTAGGTGAGAAAGATGTCGCTTGATATTCTAAAGTAGATGTGAGATAAGCAGTTGCACGGTTGTTGCGTGCAGACTTCCATGCTGCTAATAATCCTTGGACTTCTTTAGGGTCTAGGTCAGCACCGTTGTTCTTTAATACACCAGATGGCATTGGAGTTGCCGCAGCAATTGATGCAGCCTTATTTAAGTCTGCTGCTGCACGAATAAGTTCTTTACCGCGTGCTAATACGCCTTCGTCAAATGCCTGGAATGTAATTAAACTTCCAAGGCCTTCCATTGGCACTGCATAACCGTCAACATAGTATTGAGTTACATATTCGTTTTCGATATTTAAATCAAATGTAACGCGAGTATTAGCAACCCATTCGAATCTAGCAGGACGATTATCATCCGCATACAATTCCGTGACTTTCCAATAACAGACCCCATAAAATAGGAGCGAGTCAACCGACCACGCTATCGTTACAGAACGTGGCTGTGATTTAGATGGTTGTTCTAACCAAACAGGTGAACCTAATTCTTCGCCAGTTGATTTGCGGTATAACTCTAAAGGAATTGATGCAATTGTGCCTGCGATTAAGTTGCGGCATCTTGCAAGGGAAGCAATAGACATTGCTTCTTCGCGACGGATACCAAGAACACCATAATTGTAAAGATTGTAATTCTCTGACATTAACTGCGGCGCATATTGCGCAAGGATTGATGATTCTTGCTTCTGTGGTGCTTGCGTATTAAAACGCGAGAAAATACCCATTTAGACAGTGTATCACATTATGTCTAACATTTGACAATTTCGTGTCGTTGTGTCTAGGCAACAATTTGAGGACGTGAAACTGGCATCGATAGTTTGTGAACCACCATTGCAGTTGCAATCGCTCCCGATACATCTCCAGCGCTCTTTCGTCTTACGATTCTCCATGCAGTGTCGTTTGTCTTGGCTGCACAATTATTAAACATTTGCACTAACTCCTGTTGGCCTTGATGCTCAACCCTGGAGTTCACAAATCCGTCTAGGAGTTCCCCACACGCCTGATAGAAGCGCTGACCAGAGCAATCTTCGACCATAACGCCTGAATTAGAGAGGCGGTCTGCAATTGACTGCGTGGTGTACTTGTCATACATGACTGCACGGGGTTTCCACTTGTCACAGAGCGCTTTAATGTCTGCGGCTATCTTTAGGTCATCTACTGCGACTGAGTTCTCCCAAGTCTGCATTAAACCAAACCCTATTTTGCCAGAAGGGAGAATCTGGCCACCGATAATGCTTGCATTGCGTCTTGATGGGCTCACATCAAAGGCAAAGATTGTAATTGGTCCAGGTGACATTACTAAATCACTATTTGAGGTTTCTTCAATAACGCCAAGCGGCCAAGGTGACTGTAATGAATCAACCCATTGGCAAAGCGTTTCAGTTCTAGTTGTTTCAACGCTAGATGTTGCGATTGATTCCTCAATTGCCTCTTCTGACACTGTATATCCAAGTGCAGGGTTCGCCATTGCCCATGCTTCGCGGTCATCTATCTTGCAATACTGAGGTGCGCTGTATTCGTAATAACCTAAAGACTTAGGTGGATAAGAACGCGCTCTTTCGATGATGGAATTAAGCACTGTGCTAAAAGCATCACCTGCGTTTGTTGTATAAAGCGCTTGCGCATTAGCGCGTGCGCGTGTAACAGGCGTTGCAGCCTGGAAAGCCTCTTCTGAGATTTCGCGTAACTCATCAATCCATAAATAGTCGGCTGTTCTTCCGCGAGAACCATCTCTTGTTGCAGCAACAACATCTAAACGCGTGCCATCTAGTAATTCAATGGACTCTGTTCCATTTGCATACCTAATCTGCTTGACCATTGCCTTCATAGACGGATTGCCTTCGATGATATAAGCAATCTCTCGAAACGAGGTCAATGCCATGCTTCGATTGGAAGACATTATGAGGATGTTCTTAGAAGGCCACTTAAATAGGTGTGCTAGACATATCATTCGAGCAAAATGACTTTTACCTGATTGTCTTGCGATACAAAGCAAATTGGACTTACGAATGAAGTTGCCTTTGCTATCAACAGTCAACATATCTTTTGCAATGAACTTCTGCCAAGGCAAAAGCGGTTGACCAAGCATCTCAGCAATCTCTTCGACATCTTTTACCAGCGATTTACCTTTGAGGTAAGGACTGTGAAGCCTTGGCTCAGTTGCCCCTCGTAAGACTTTTTTCTTTTTGGTTTGTTCTGCCATCACTCTGGTTTATTTTCTGACTGAAACGGACTGGTTCGGAGCGGTTTGGACCGTGTCGGGGAGGGACGTTCTGGAAAAACAGGGGGGGTAGAACCCTTCAATAAAAAAAGGCTTTCTGAGCGTGCGCCCTTGCGTATGTTACATGCTCTGCATGAGGCTACTAAGTTATCCATCTCATGCCCACCACCTGCTTTGCGTGGTATTACATGGTCAACCTCTGTTGCTACCTCACCACAATAGGCACATGTATAAGCGTCGCGTGATAACACACGCAACCTTTGCTTCTTCCAATGACCAGTGCTTAGGTCATCACCTCTTAGTGCCATCCCTTACGCTTCCAATGTTTAAGAGCCTTACATGTATCAGGCTGCATGCCCTCTATTGTACGCACATAACCATATCTATTACCGATATAGCGTAAGCCCCAATCTATTTGTTCTATTGGGTTAGCAGTTCTTAACCATTCACTCTTACCTTGTGGTATCCCATATACCTGGTGTGTACCACCTATGTTGCCTACTGCCTTCCATCTCCATGCTGATTCTTTTCCATAAAGAGTTGCTAAACATTTGTAATGCTTAACTGTTAATTGTCCTTTTGCATATTCTTTAGATGTAATGCGTTTTGTTGGCGGGTTTGTCGCAGTTGCTGCTGATACAAAGAGGAAGCATAGAGCCGTCCCTAACACGATTGCTACCGAGCGAACTAACCGCTTCACGGTTCGCTCTGAGCAGTTGGGCTGCTCTAGCCTTCTGAGTGTACTGGTCATGTCAAATCCATTTCTATAAGTGCTGGTCAGGACGGCGTTTCTTTTTTAGTTAATCCTCATTTCAATATGTTTAGTCTTATTACCAAAACTGTAATTACATTTTCTACACGCTGCAACAAGGTTTTTAGGATGGTCTGTTCCGCCTTTACTCATAGGAATTAGATGGTCAACAGTGTCGGCTTCATCTCCACAATAAGCACAAAGATAATCGTGCATCTTTAGAATTAAAGCCCTACGTTTTCTCCATCGAGTTGTTGACCCATGTTTAGCGGTTTGACTTACTGGATGAATACCAAGTATTACAGGATGAAATGTTGGCAATTTACATCTATCTCCTGGGTACTGCGCTCCTAATCTAGGCATCTTTACCCCATCCTTTCCCTTTGAAGATTAACCCTGGTACTGAGTAGATGCGATTGGCCTGTGCGCCACAATCAGTGCAGCGCACTAAGTCATGGTCCATTGATAATTCCAACTCCATCTGTGTATTACAGATTGGGCATCGGTATTCATACATTGGCATTAGTCGCTTCTTTCTCACAGGTCTTGCACTCCATCTTCTCAATAATCCATCCACCGCATTTATTGCATCTGATTGGATTTAACTCCAGGGGAATCTTGTCATAACCTGCACGAAGCAATAGTTCCACCAAAGCAGAGAACGGTAACAGTGCCGCATATTCAGACACTGATGTCCCTTGACCGTTACATCTAAGAACAACCACCCCAAGTTTCCCACTCTTAGTTGTTCTGGCCCTGCTTTGGCGCAACCACGCGAGAGGCTGGAATTTAGCGACACCTTTAACTTCACAATCCCAAGTGAGATTGACGATATCGCCTGACGAATCAGCCCCTCGTCCTACCGTAGCGAATGGCCACCACTCCCTCAAGTAGTTGGCAACCAGACGTTCCGTGGCTAGGCCTCTATTCCGCCTGTGATTGGTCATCAGGCTCTTTCGTTACAGCCAATGCAATATGACTCACTGCATGACATCTTAAACAAGTGATAAATACCTCATCATTAATCGCTGGAGTAATAGCCAGAGGTTCATTGCATAAATCGCAATAGATAACAATATCCTGCGGTTCTTCGAACTCTCCGCCCAGGATGGTGGCTGTGCCATTGTTAAATGTTACCAGTTCACCCATGTCAGGCCCTAACCTTCTGTGCGACCCACTGCCCATTGGCGTTGAGTTCTAGCCAAATGCGCTCTGGGTCGCATGGCTTTTGTTGACCTACTTGATAGTTGCTTGCCTTATAGCAGCAATCCCAAGCAGCCCATTGCTTACCATTCTTACCTGTACCAGTGCGTAAGATTCTCTGCTTACCACATGCGCAAGTAGGGATATCTTTGTCAGTCGTGCCGCCTATAATGTCTTTCACGGTATTGACTGCTTCTTCTGAAGTTATTGGCATTGCAACAGTCTTGATAGTCCAAGGGTCATCTTCTTTCATGACAGGGATATATTTTTCGGGTTTAGGTTCTGCGAATTTGGTTCTTGCCATGTCTTGAACTGTTGGTTTGTGTGTTGTTTCGAGGATAAGTGATAATGCTCTGCCAATCGCTGACGTGACAGTATCTTCAACGTAAAACTTACGCATCGAAGCATTAAACGTACTTGCATCTCCAAAAGCGTAAT